TGCGGTACAAAACTGGAAGAAAGAGTTATAAACGAGTCAAGCCAAACCCTCGAATATTGGGGGCAACGCTGCACGGAAACATCTTACGAAATTTGCAAACATTGTTATGAGTGCGGCTGGGATGAGGAGAAATAGCTTTGAAAGAAATCAAGCTAAAGCATAACAGCCGGGCATGGTTAGCATTTCGACAGTCGGGAATCGGCGGTTCGGACGCTTCGGCAATCTTCGGTGAAAATCCCTATAAATCAAATATCGAACTTTGGAAAGAAAAATGCGGGCTTGCCGAGCCGAAACCTATCTCTTGTTCAGAAGCCGCTAAATACGGTCAAAAAGCCGAAAAACCTTTGAGAGAGTTGTTCTCTCTGGACTACCCGCAATATGAGCTTGTATGCCCTAAAGACACGGTTTACATACACGACAACGGCTTTATGTTTGCGTCTTTGGACGGCATATTGATTGACCGTAAAACAGGAGAGAAAGGCATTCTCGAAATCAAAACGAGCGAAATCTTTGCATCTATGCACAAAGAAAAGTGGAAGGACGCAATCCCCCAAAATTATTTCATTCAAGTATTGCATTACTTAGCCGTTACGGGTTTTTCTTTTGCTTACCTCAAGGCGCAGCTCAAAAGCACGGATGATGACGGCGAAGTGAGAATCACAACAAAGCATTATCCCATACGGGCTGCTGATTTTCAAGAAGAAATTCAATATCTCATTGAAAAAGAAACCGCATTTTGGCAATGTGTTAAGAATCGCAAACCACCGAATTTAATTTTGCCAACGATATAAAGGAGGAGCAAATGTCACTAGAATTAATACTCAAAACTCCAGTCGAGGAACTGGTACCGAAAATGATTGCCTTCAACAATGAGGAGCTTTTGACGGAAGTCCGTCGCGCCATCTCCAACTACAAAGGCAAAGTTTATGATGACACGGCGATTGCCGAAGCGAAGGCGGACAGAGCAAGACTCAACAACTTCGTCAAGCTACTTAACAATAGGCGCATTGACATTGGCAAAGTATACCTTGCCCCTTACGAGAAGTTCAAGTCGCAAGTGGACGAGGTATGCCGTGAAGTCGAAAACGCTGTGGGCGAAATAGATGTGCAAATTAAGCAATACGAGGCGGAACAAAAAGCCCAAAAAAGAGCAAAACTCATCGAATACTTCAAAGCCAAAGCCACGGAAGCGGGACTTGAAAATTTTGTTACCTTCGAACAAATCGAAAGCCCACAATGGCTAAATGCGACCGTCAAGCTGGAAAAAGCACAGGCGGAAATCAATGCCAAAATAACGCAAATACAGAACGAATTAGCGACGATAGAGGCGTTAAAAAGCGAGGACGAGAGTACGCTTAAAGCCTTGTATTTCCGCACCCTCAGCCTCGCTACGGCGCTTGTAGAGCACGAAAAACTTAGAGAAGAGCGCAAGCGCATTATGGAAGCGAAAAAGCTCGTCGAGCCACCAGAAGCAACACCACCGCCTCTCGAAACGCCGAAGAAGCTTTTCGCCGTCCGCTTCACGGTGAGAGGCACAAAAGAACAGATAATAGCGCTCAGAGATTTTCTGAACGCTAACAATATCATTTTCAATACGGAGGAATAATTTATGGCAACTGTAACAAACAAACTCGCAACAACATCAAAGCAAACATTCAGCACTTTCCTCACTCAGGACGCCGTGCGCAACAAGATTAATCAAACGCTCGGCGAAAAGGACGGGCAAAGATTCCTGTCGTCAATACTATCAGCGGTTTCTGTTAACCCAGCGCTTCAGATGTGCGAACACTCGTCTATATTGAGCGCCGCTCTGCTTGGCGAAAGCCTCAAACTGAGCCCCAGCCCCCAGCTCGGGCAATATTACCTAGTGCCTTTTAAGGTCAAAAGAAAGGACGAAAGGGGCAAGGAATATCAAGTCGATGTAGCTACATTTGTACTTGGCTACAAGGGCTACATTCAGCTCGCTATTCGTAGCGGGTATTATAAAAAGCTAAATGTGCTTGCAATTAAAGAAGGTGAGCTCATCAAATATGACCCGCTGACCGAAGAACTCGAAGTGAAACTCATAGAGGACGAAGAGCAACGCGAAAAAGCCAAAACAATCGGCTACTATGCAATGTTCGAGTATGTATCGGGCTTCCGTAAGGCTATCTACTGGAGTCGCACCAAAATGGAGCTTCATGCCGATAAATACAGTAAAGCGTTCAGCCTAGCGGCGTTCCGGAAACTCCAAGAAGGCAAAATCCCGCAAGACGAACTATGGAAATATTCCTCTTTCTGGTACAAGGACTTCGACGGCATGGCGTTCAAAACAATGCTGCGCCAGCTCATAAGCAAGTGGGGCATTATGTCAATCGAAATGCAAACCGCCTTTGAAGCAGACCAAGCAGGGGAATACAACCCTGAGGAGTTTGTAAGCAATAAACCGCATTTACCCGAAATAGTCGTAGAAGAGCCGCCAATTTCAGAGCCTGCGATAGATGTGGAAGAAGAGGACGGCGCAGCAATCCTTTCTGGCAGTCTTAACTAACATAAATAAATCGAGGGGCTGTCCGGAAAGGTAGCCCCTCTACTTTGGGAGGAAAAAATGGAACAAATTAAGCACGAACCTATCGTATACAAAGTATACAACGAATTAAGCGCTCACAAGGGCAGAACAAACGCTATTTCGTGCGAAAAGCTCGCCCTAATGTTTTTCCCCGACCTGAGCCTTTCTACCGGCAAACGCAAAATAAGGCGCATTGTGAACATTATCCGAAATAGTCCAGTGTTCGACAATGTTATTGCCGCAACCAATGAGGGCTATTTTTGGGCTACCACCGAAGAAGCGCGTGCTGCTCTTAGCACCGCATTCAAACACGCAATTTCCGTTTGGCGCACCCTGCATACGCTTGAGAAGAAAGCCAATCTGAACGGACAATTAATGATTCAACTCACGCCCCACCAAAGAAAAGCCATTGAGAGCCTTTGCGAAATTGATTAGGAGAAGAACTATGAACTACCGTAAACTCTTTGCCCAGAAGTTGGCAAACGAAGCAAGGATAAAGAAGCTTTGCCCCGATATTACCTCCGAGAGCGGAATCTATGTGTTCTCTCGAGTGGACGAGAACGGCATGAAATTTGCCTATGTCGGACAAGCAAAGAACCTATTGCAACGCACAGCAGACCATCTTAACGGCTATAACCAGCATATCGACCTATCACTCAAAAAGCACGGATTGTTTGACGCCGAGAAAAACCCCTACGGTTGGAAGTTGGTTTTTGCATTAGCCCCGGAATGTGGATTGGACGCCGCCGAAAAGGCTTTTATCCTTTCTTACCATCAAAACGGTTTTCAGCTACATAATGAAACTTTGGGAGGACAAGGAGAAGGCAAAGAGGTAATAATCAGCAAACCACGAAAAGGCTATTTGCAAGGTAAAATAGACGGCTATACGAAGGCTTATAAAGAGATTGCAGAACTTATTGCAAAGTATACAACCGGATTAACTAGCAAAGGCGGAGCGGTTGCGGACAGAAAAACCGACGAACTAATCAAAAAACTAAATCAATCAAGAGCAGAGGAGGTATAGCGATGGCAAGCAAAAGAATGTTCAGTTTGCAAGTGGTTGATACAGACGCATTTTTAGAAATGCCATTGAGCAGTCAAGCGCTTTACTTCCACTTGTCAATGCGAGCCGACGACGACGGCTTTGTAAGCAATCCGCAAAAGATAATGCGCATGATAAGCGCCAGTAGGAATGATTACGATATCCTTTTGCTAAAGCGCTTCATAATTCCTTTCGATAATGGCATCTGCGTAATTAAGCATTGGCGCATAAACAACTACATACAGAAAGACCGCTATAGGCCCACTACATACACCGAGCAAAGAGCTCTCTTGGAAGTCAAAGAAAACGGCGCCTATACTCTCAAAAAAGACGATGTATACAGTTTGGATACAGCTTGTATACAAAATGTATCCAACTTGGACACGCAGAATAGATTAGATAAGAATAGATTAGATAAGAATAGTATAGATAAGAATAATATAAATATATTGCCCGATGCTACAAGTAGCACCGTGCCGGACGAACCGATATTTATTTCTCTTTCTCTAATTTCTGGCAAAGAATATCCTATTACAATGTCTCAAGTATCACAATTTCAAAAACTTTACACAGCGGTAGATGTCGAATCCGAATTGCGGAAAATGCAAGGTTGGTTATTAGGCAATCCCAAAAACAGAAAGACCGCAAGAGGCATAATGCGCTTTATAACAAACTGGTTGTCAAGGGCACAAGATAAAGCAAAACCTATTGCAAGCAAGTCAAGCAATCCGTTTTTAGATGACCTAAAGGAAATGGGAGGCTTTTAATGGACGGCAAAGAAACCATAGCAATTTTAACTATGATTAAGGTAGCTTATCCAAACGCATACAATGATATCACAGCAGAAGAAAGACAATGCCTTTATAAGTTATGGCAACAAGCGTTTCAAGAGATACCTTATAGTTTACTTAATCAAGCGGTGTCACAGCATATAGCAACAAGCAAATTTCCGCCAACCATAGCCGATATAAACGACCTTTTAGATAGAATAGAGCAACAGGCATACAACGCTTTAAAAGACCACTATCGTCAATTAAAAGAGAACGAAGAAGCGGAAAGATACGGCGAAACAGCTTATCAGGTTGGCGAACTTTTGACAGATGAGCAGTTGCAAGAAGTCAATGACATTTTAAGGGCTATTAGCAATCGTGATTTAAGGATAAATGAGCCGGCATGGAAGAAGCCGCAAAAGAAACTCGGAGGTAAGCAATGAGAAGAGCAAAGATACGAGCAACATACAGTACTCCAATAGGCAAAACAGTAAAAACCCTTGATAAGCCAAAAGCATTAAAAAAGGGGGTAAGCGAAAAGACAAAACCAAAAACAAAAGAAACTTACTCATCAAAACCTGCTGCAATTATGGCATGGTATGACAACATTACCTCACGCAAACTTCAATTAGCATTACATAAAGCAGGAAGGGGAAATTACAGGTTTGAGGAATGGGAATATGAATACATACCAAATGTTTATAGGGAAGCTACACGATTGATTAAAAACACAAAATACCTAAAGTTAAGGTTGGAAGCGGCCGATGAACATATCACGCTACAAGAATATTATAGGAAAAAACAAATAAACGCTAGACGAGCAAGGCATAAAGAAATCGAAGAAGCCGAGTTGGTATTTTGGGCGATAGAATACTATGAGAAGATATACGGAGGTCAACAATGAAAGTCGATATTTATAACACAGATAAAAAGTATCAGATAATTTATGCAGACCCGCCTTGGAGTTATGCAGATAAATCATGCGACGGTGCTTGTGCTAAACATTATAAAACAATGGGAATCAACGATATATGTAACATCCCAGTTAAGCAAATAGCTGACAAGAATTGCGTTCTTTTTATGTGGGCTACATATCCGCAACTTAATGAAGCATTGCAACTCATTAAGGCTTGGGGATTCACATATAAGTCAATAGCTTTTCAATGGGTTAAGTTAAACAAACGAATCAATATGGATACTTTCCAAATAACCACAGTTGGTAGCTTATTAAAAAAAGCTTGTTTCTTTGGGCTTGGACGGTGGACACGCGGAAACACCGAACCTTGCTTGATAGCTGTCAAGGGAAAGCCACAAAGGGTTTCTGCAAGCGTTGGGCAATTAGTTTTTGCGCCATTAGGCAGGCATAGCGAAAAGCCAGCAGAGGTTAGAGAAAAAATAATACAGCTTGTAGGCGATTTACCTAGAATTGAACTCTTTGCCCGCCAAGCAGCAGAAGGTTGGGACTGCTGGGGAGATGAGGCACCAGATTGTATTTGCGAGGTGCAGCATGGATAGCGGGTTTTACAATATGGATTGTCTTGAGGGTATGAAATTACTTGACGATAACTCGATAGATAGCATCGTGACTGATCCTCCATACGAATTAGGCTTTATGGGGAAGAAATGGGACAGCACAGGTATAGCTTACAACGTGGAATTATGGAAAGAGTGTTTGCGGGTACTAAAGCCCGGAGGACACTTGCTAGCCTTTGGGGGAACCAGAACATACCACAGAATGACATGCGCTATCGAGGACGCTGGGTTTGAAATTAGAGATTGTATTCAATGGCTGTACTCGATGGGATTCCCTAAATCCCATGATATTAGTAAGGCGATTGACAAGAAGTTGGGAACTTATGTTGAGGGGAAATTGCTTCCTTCTAGCCGCACCACGGGAGCAAGTGCAACTGGAATAGCAACTACGTTTAGGAAAAAGACTGCATCGAACCCACAAGCACCAGAAGCCCAAAAGTGGGAAGGATGGGGAACCGCCCTGAAACCCGCCAATGAGCCGATTGTGCTTGCCAGAAAGCCTTTGAGCGAAAAGACCGTTGCTGAAAATGTGCTGAAGTGGGGTACAGGTGGGCTGAATATTGATGGGACTCGAATACCGACAAACGAAAAACTAGGTAGAAATAATAAAGCAAGGAGTGATGGAACCTCTTATATTATCCAACGTAAAGATAAGTATATAGACAATAGTACAGGCAAAGGCAGATTCCCCGCCAACGTAATAC